GCCGCGCGCTTTGCAAGTCATGCGCCCGCGCCTCCTTTGCGAATTCGCAAACCTGAGCCCATGAGCGTCACCCCATTCCCCGTAGCAATACGGCAGCGCTTTGCCACCGCAGCGCGCATGGCTGGCGGCAGCACTCAATCAAATACCCCCGGCTCAAGGTACTTCCCGCCCCTCATTAAAGCGGGTAATGCGCGCCCCTTTTGGTGTGTAGATAGTGAATGACTAAGTTACTGACTTGATCGATAGACAAAAACTAAACGGGATGATGCAATGAGTAGCAATTACGATGACGTGCTGAGCCAACTGACCGCCGCCGGCCTGTTGGTTGATAGCCTGGAGGTCGGCAAGCTGCGGCGCTGCAAGGTGCAGGGCGAAGCCGAGCGCCGCGGCTGGTATCACCTGCACGAGATGCGCCTGGCCAACGGCGACGAGCTGATCGTCGGCAGCTATGGCGTGTGGCGCGGCACGGTCAACAACGCCACCAAGGTGGAGATCAGCAAGACCGAGCTCAATGCCGATCAACTGGCCAGCCTGCGCAAGCGCCTGGCCGAAGACAAGCGCCAAGCCGAGGCCGCTCGTAAGGCAGACGCCGAGCGCGCCGCGGCCACCGCCACCGCCGCCTGGAAAATATGCGACGAGCAGGGCGATTGCGAATATTTGAAGCGCAAAGGCGTGCAGGGCCACGGCGTGCGCTACAGCCCTACGGGCGCCATGGTCATCCCGATGCTTGACGCCGCGGGCAAAGTGTGGGGGCTGCAAATCATTCGCGGCCGGACCCCACGCAAGGCTGGTACCGAGGCACCCCGGCGCGCCCGCCTGGAAAAAGAATACTGGCCCAAGGGCCTGATCAAAAAAGGCCACTTTCACCTGATCGGCATGGCCGTGGGCGCCGCCGTCATTTTGGTGGCCGAGGGCTACGCCACCGCCGCCAGCCTGTTTGAGGCAACCGGCCTGCCGGTGGCTGTGGCCTTTGACGCGGGCAACCTCGCGCCGGTAGCCGCCGCGCTGCACAGCAGGTACAAAACCGCCAAGCTGCTGGTTTGCGCTGATGACGACAAATTCAGCACCGGCAACCCCGGCGTAACAGCCGCCAGCGCCGCCGCCATGGAGGTCGGCGGCGCCTTTGCTGTGCCCACGTTTGCCGATGAGGCCGCGCGCCAAGCCGTGTATGACGCCAAGGGCACCAAACTTACTGACTTCAACGACCTGCACACGCTTGAGGGCCTGCATGTAGTGCGCGTGCAGATAGAGGCCCGCATCACGGCATTGAATTGGCGCCAAGCACCGCGCGCCGTCAGCGCACCCAAGGGGGGTGGGGCGGCCAAAGAAAACCCATTGCGGCCCATTGAAACCGTTGACGAACTGCTTGAGCGTTACGCGCTGGTGTACGGGCAGGGCGGCACGGTGTTTGATCACCAGGAGCATTGCCTGCTGCCGCTAAGCGACATGCGCGACGTATGCATGGGCCGCTTCATCCACCGCGAATGGTCCGACCACCCTGAGCGCCAGATTGTGCGCATCGACAACGTAGGCTTTGACCCCGCCTGCACCGACAAAAGCATTGAATGCAACCTATGGGCAGGCTGGCCCACCACGCCGGTTGCCGGCAAGTGCGAGCACCTGATTGACCTGCTGCAATACATGTGCGGTGCCGACAGCCACGCAGAGGAGCTATTTCGCTGGGTGCTGTGTTGGCTGGCCTACCCCATACAACACCCCGGCGCCAAGATGCAAACCACCCTGGTGGTGCACGGCCCGCAGGGCACCGGCAAAAACATGTTTTTTGAAGTGATCATGGCTATATACGGCCGCTATGGCCGGGTCATAGACCAAGGGGCCATCGAAGACAAATTCAACGACTGGGCCTCCAGAAAGCTTTTTTTGCTCGCCGACGAAGTGGTGGCACGCTCTGACCTCTACCACATCAAAAACAAGCTCAAAAGCATCATCACCGGCGAGTGGATACGCATCAACCCCAAAAACATGGCCGCGTATGACGAGCGCAACCACGTCAACATGGTTTTCCTGTCAAACGAGGCCATGCCCACCATCGTCGAGCAAGATGACCGCCGCCACGCGGTGATCTGGACCCCCGAAAAGCTCAGCGCCGACTTTTACACCGGCCTCAAAGCCGAAATTGACGCCGGTGGCGGCGCCGCGCTGCACCACTACCTGCTGCACCTTGACCTGGGCGACTTCGGCCCGGCCAGCAAGCCGCCCATGACCGACGCCAAGCGCACGCTCATTGACCAAAGCCTCGACAGCCCAAGCCGCTTTGTGCTCACCTTTGAGGCCGGCGACGTCAACGGCTTCCCGGCTGCCGCCCGCCCGGCCGTGCTCACGCCGTGCCTGAGCCAAGACTTTTACGAGCTATACGGTGAGTGGTGCCGCCGCCAAGGCCTCAAAGTGATGCCGCAGCCCAAATTCATGAACGCGGTTGACCGAAAACACAAAGGCATGGTCGAGCGCAAGCGCATTGGCGCCAGCAGCAACCCGGCGCGCGTGCTGCACCTGCCCGGCGGCCACAAAAAGCCCGACGCGGCCGGCGAGGCCGACTGGCTGGCCGACCGCATCCAAATCTTCAAAGACGCGCTAAGAGACTACAAAGCCATCACCGGAGGCTACTTATGACCAAAAACCGGGTTTTTGTGCCGGATGTGCCGGGTCTGTGCCGGGGTTTGTGCCGGGGTTTTCATTCTTGTGCCGGGTGTGCCGGGCTCACCTCGTACGCACGCGCACCAAAAAACAAATCCACACACACAAAAACATGCGCTCATGCACCCGTATATACCCGGCACACCCGGCACACCCGGCACATCGTTGATTTATATACGTATTTTGCGCATATGTCCGGCACACACCCCGGCACAGACCCGGCACAGACGCATCGCGCGCGCCAACACCTCTTTTTTTACCTTTAAAAAAATAGTGATGAAAGAAAACCAAACCCAACCCGGCAGCCGCACCATTCGCTGCACCCCTGAAAACGCCCGCGCCATGGCCGCCGCCGTCAAAGCCTGGCCCGAACTGCACACCCTGGTGCAAGACCTGCAGGCCCAAAACCTTTTCCCTGGCCTTAGAAGCCTTCAAATCACGCTTACAGGCCCCGATGCGCTGCTTGACAAGGGGATAGCCGCCGTAGCCGAAATAAACGCCTCACGCGCCGTTTAAACGCCAAAAGGACACCCGCCATGCAACTCAACATCAAAATTGAAGGTTTGGACAAGGTACGCGCCCAGCTGGGCACCATGGCCAAACAAGCCAACTACGCCGCCAGCCGCGCGCTAAACACCAGCGCCTATGCCGTCAACGCCCAGCTCAAGCGCGACATGGCCGCCACCTTTGCCGGCGGCGCCACGCCCTACACCCTGCGCGCCTTCAGCGTCAAAAAAGCCGACAAAAACACCCTCACCGCCGAAGTGGCGCTGCGCCAAGACAGCCCACCCGGGGGCACCAGCTACGCCAACGCGCTGGCCCACCTGTTTACCGGCGGCAGCCGCAAATACAAAAAAATTGAAGGCTGGCTACGCGGGCGCGGCCTGCTACCCACCGGCCTGACCATTGCACCCGGCGACGGCATGGCGCTAGACCGCTACGGCAACATGCACCGCAGCGCCCTTACCGAGCTGCTGGGGGTAGTAGGCGCCCAGCACCGCAACATGCGCGTGTACCGGCGTACCGGCGTAGGCAAAGCGCAAAAAGCAGTGGGTTATTTTGTGATAAAGCCGGGCGGGGCCAGCCGCCTTCACCCCGGCATTTACAAGCGCATTGAAACCGGAACTACAAGCGGCATAGCCCCAATGATCCTATTTGTTGATCCGGTCAACTACCGCAAATTTATTGACCTACTGAAACTTAGCAACGAAGTAGTCGCCAACATTTTTCAGCCAGCGTTTGATGCCGAGTTGGCAAAAGCCGTTTTCAACGCCAAATAACCGCCATGCAAGACCCCAACCACATCACCCGCGCCGAGCTCGCCGCGCTCATTGGCGCCCGCTCACCCAGCTACGTCCACGAGCTCGAAAAAACAGGCCGCGCGTTTCGCGCCCCTGACGGCAAACTGTGGCTCAAAGCCGAAAGCCTTGCCGCCTGGCACGCCAGCCGCGACCCCAGCAAACAAGGCGTAGCCGACCGCTGGGCCGCAGAACGCGCCAAAAAGGCCACCGCCGCGCCAAGCGATGCGGCAGATGCAG